TGCTTATCACATGGTGATAATTGTTGAATATCTAACCCTTGAGGTAATGAAAATGAATTTGGTTTCGCACAAACTTCTCTGTTTGTAGTTGCAAAAACGGTTACATTTTTTCTAACGGAATTTGGAGCATCATAATAAAATTCTAAATCATCATTTGTATTGTTTTCTATACGAAAAGTATATGATAAATCAGGTTGGGGTACAAATGGTTGCGTTGGTATATTTGGTTTAGGTGGCAACTGTGCTCCACCTGCTCCTCCACTCACATCACCACCACCTCGCGGTGCTTGGTCTTGGTCACTTCGTGAGCTAGTACCAAATAAATCTATTTCTTCTTCCATTTAATATTTTATTATCGTGCTACTACACTATAAGTATTTCTTTTTATATATTTTATAATTTTATTACCTCAATCCGCCACCTTGATTGGCATCATCATTAGTACCTCTACCACCTCTACCTCCTCCATTATTACCACCGTTAATTATATCATTTAAATCATCTTCCTTGCGGTTGGTTCTTCCAGATGCACCATCAGAACCACCTTGTCCACCACCACCACCGGCACCAGGTGCTGCCGTTGTTGTAGTTGTTGTAGTTGGAGCTGCAGTTGTTGTAGTTGTTGTAGTTGTTGGTTCTGTAATAACCCTATCTGCTACTTTTGTTGTTGTTCTATTAGTTTGTGTGGGGTTTACACCACTAGAATCCGGTATAGATTGTAATTTAGTAACCGAATTATATCCAGTATTTAGTAAAGATTGTAAAACAGCAGATGGTCTATATTCTCCAGTTGCTTCTTTAAATATTAAACTATATACTTTTTTAGGTAACCTTTCTATACTATATTCAACTGAATCATTTAATCTATTTTCAATAATTAATGCCAATTCGGAATTAGAAATAAACTCATCCAAATCAATTGGATTGGATAATTGTTGTCCGTAATCCGTTGCTCCTAATCTAAATTGTTTTCCATCTATTTCATGTATTACTGATGTTCTGAAATCTAAATAAACTTTATTTTTAAAATTAGTGTAACCATCTGGTCCTCCAAATACAAAATCTTTATTTATTACTTCAATATATTTAGGTCCAAATTGTGTTATGAAGTAATTATCTATCAATGTTGATATGTTTAATTCAATCTTATCTAAAAATTGTCTTATTTCTTTATATGATTGACGTAGTTCTACTACATTATCCATAAATGAAAAGTACCTATCCTCTAAATCTAAATTTATAGATTTATCTAAACCCAATAGTGGTAAAACACGTATCTCTGTTCTTGAAGGAGATACTTCATGTATCCAAACTCTTTTTTTGGTATTCTCATTACCAACATAGTTTTTAACAAAAGAAAAACTTACTCTAAATTCACCGTTTGAATATCCCGCTTCAAAAACTAATTTTTCAACATCAATCTCAAATATCTTTTCACCTGTTGTAGTATCCAACGAATGTTTTAAATAATAAGATAATTCATCTTTATGTATATATTTTACCCTAAATCCACCAGTTTGTTCTAATAAGTTGTTCGATATATCGTATAAACGAAACTCTATTGCATCATTTTTAGATAATCCAAAATCATCTACATTTTTCGCAGATGTTTTGAATATATTTAAATCAGCAGGTTTAATTATTTGAGCAGTTTGCTCTAACTCCTGATTTATTTTTTCAATATTTTTAAAATCTTTGATTGCCATTATTAGTATGCTAAATTTCTTTTACTCATTGTTTGATTATATACATAGTAAGAATAATGTTTACCAACATTATGAATAATTTTTCCTATGAAATTATCATTAGGTAATTCACCCATCTCATATGCCATATGTTCCGACCAAGGTTTAACCACCGTATAAATCCACTTGTTATATTTAGGTTTTTCTTTCATAAACTTAACCACATCCCTTGCCCACATCATATAACCTAATACCAATGTTGGGTCTTTATCAAACATCATATTTCCATACCTCTCATCAGCATTCCAAATATGTTCCGGTAAATAACCTTGATTATATAGTTCGTTACAAATAATTTTCTTTCTTCTTGTATTAGCCAATTCGGATTGTATTCTAGCCGATTGAGCCGCTGATGCTCTTGCTTGAGCATTAGAATTTTCAATCTGTGCCTGTGCTAATAATTGTTGTGAGTTAGTTAAATCTCTTTGTGTGTTAATTATTGTTGATTGAACCGACTCTAACGAAGCACCTGCTGCCTGTACTAAATTATTTAAAGTATCTATTTGTTTTAGTAAAGCAGTTTTTTGTGCAGCTAAACCAGCATTCTCCGCTTCCAAACCTGTTCTTTCTGCATTTTCCGAAATTGATTTTTGTATTGCAGTTGATAATCCAGTTCTCAATTCGCTAACTATATTATTTTGAGATGCAAGGTTATTTTCTAAACTTGCATTTGTAACTTTAAGAAAATCATTTGAAACATATAAAGAGCCACTATCTGCTGTTTTTTGATTTAATTTTGTAGTCAAATCTTCTACTGTGGTATTTAAATCAGCAATTTGTCTATTTAATTCTCCATTTAATTCTACTTCAGCATCGTATATTGGTTTTGGCACCAAATCCAATTTTGCTTTTGGAAGTGGTTTAATGAGTTCGGTTACTTTAGTATTTACAGATTTTTCTAATTCACTACTATTAAATTCGTCTGTATATAATTTTATATCTTTAAAAGTTTCCGAACCTTTGTTTGCTAAATCTATATTTGCTCTTTCTATTGCCATTATTTGATTATTTCAAAATCACCCAATTCAAATTCTTCTTCGTTATAATCTTCAATTGTTTTTACTACCAATGTATAAACTCTACCATAGGCAAAGTTTGTAAAGTTTAAACGGATTAAATTACTATCAGTTCCCATAATAACTTTTGAGTTTACATCATAAGGAACAATAGTTTCTTTTGTAACTGCATCTTTAATAGTATAATAACTTTCAGTTGGTAATTTATATCCAGTTTGGTATTCAAATGTTGGATAAACATTTCCAGATGTTATTGGATTAAATTGTTTAACTGGATATAATTCTCTAGCTACTAATTTTATTTGTGCTTTTTGGTTTACTTTATATTCACTTTTTAAATTAGATGAATATACTCTATATTGTCTATCACCAACTGCTGCTAAACTACCAGTAGATATATTTGTTTCTTGCCAACTAACTTTTAATTTTGGTTGGTAAATTGTATTGGTTTCTTTTGAAAAGAACTTAACACTACCATAATCAACTCTATCATTCTCTGCTTCGGAATTGTATTTAATAATCAATCCATTGTTAGTATAACTACCACTTAACCAAACACGTAGTTGTTGTGTAATATCAAAAGTTACATCACCTAACTCATATGAGTATGTATTACTATCTGCCGATTGTGTGAACCAAGTACCACCATATCCAGTATCATTACCAGTTGTTCCTGGTGAATAAGATGCAGTAATACCAACAATATCATCGTTCCATATGGAGGTTGTATCATCTCCATTACGATAAATCCAAGTTACACCATTCGTAGATATTTTATCAAAACGAGTACCAGTACCATTTTCCCAACTTTGTGAAATTGGGTATGCTTGTAATGTTATAGTTGCAGGTATTTCATTTGCTTCTGCTAGCTTCAATTCTAATGATGCAGTAAATGAACCCGATGGTATCTCGCCACTTGCTATACTACGAGATATGGCAGTTATATCAAACTTTATTAAAGTTCTTGCTATATCCTTTGTATCACCATAGTATTGTTTAGATACTTCTAATATCTCATCAATACCTGTGTTTTGGTATGGTTGTTGTAAGTATATACTTGCGTCCGATGAAGCGGTGTAAAATATGTTCATTATAATGCTCTTCCTTTAATATCTGTATTTGGGTATTTAATTTCAAAGATGGCAGGGTCTAACGATGGATATATTATTTTATTAAGAGTTGCTTCTTTTATGTTATAAGCATATGCAGAATAGTTACCACCTCTTAAATTTACCACTTCAACATTTTGAACTGCGGCTACTCCATCAATATTTGCTATTTCCAATTCAATCTCACTTAAATTTATTGGTTGATTTATTTTCCATTTAGTAATATCAAATAAATTTTTCAATGCGTTATTAACTTTTAATAGTACCTCTCTTTTGTTGTAATTATTAAATGTTGTTATTTCATAGTTTATGCCTATATTAATAACAAACCCATCTAACATATTAACCGCATCAGTTAACATACGATATTCTTCCAAATATGTTTTTAAATTTTGTCTAATTGCATCATTTAATACCGTTAAATTTCCATTTACATCGTAACCTAATAAATGCATATTGATTGCAAATGGATTATTAAATTCAGCATTTATGGTTTTTTGTTGTAAAACATATCTTTCAATCTGGTCACCGATTTCTGTATCAGTTTTACCAACGGAGGATTTTACTAAATTTAAGAATTGTTGTCTTGCAGTATCATCTCTTAAAACAGCCTGTACCTTTGTATCATCTAATGCAGTATCTTGCTGAACGAATACTTTTGCCACACTACCAAATTCTGATGGCATTGCTAAAGTTCTGATTTCATAATCAGCTCTTGTAACTGCTCTGTTTTGAGAACCATAGTTCGCTATTGCGTTTTCTCGTATTTCATCAATTGTTTCCGCAGTTCCACCCCCTACTGCTGGTTCTAAATTAGTAACTGCAACCGATGCCTTCGATGCATTATATACGGGTAATGTTATTGGTGTATATTGTAATAAATCTTCATCAAATTCAATTAGATTTATAGTTGTCAAATCGCCACTAGGTGAATTTGAACCAATACCTCCACCAGATAAATATGTAACCGTTAATGTAGTATTTGATGGTGCTATACCATATGTGGATGTTTTTAAGAAATTTGATGGGTCAAATGTTTCACCTAATTTATCTATTGAATTGTTTAATCCAAGCCCAACATTTTTAGTTGATGGTACTAATATCTCATCACTTACATTTGAACTACCACCACCGAATCGAAGTTGCACCGAATTAGTTGATGTAATTTTTGTTGTAAATCTACGTGGAGTTTTTAATAATTTTAATAAATACGGTGTAGTTGAACGGTACTGTGATAATTGTGGGTCATTAGATTCTACATTTGGTATTTTGGTATATATCATTTCTTGTGCCAAATATGGTACTTCATAATATACTTTTTCATTTGAATCAACTACACGCTCTACACTAATAAAAGATGTATCTTCTATTGTAAACGTAGGATTTTTAGTAAAATTACCAACAGTAAATGTTTGAGTTTTAACGGTAGCACTTATTGCTTTTACTTTTTTTGTTAAAAGATATAGTGCAGTTTCGTTTCCATTCGTTTGAAACGCACTAACCTCCCTATCGGTGGGGTCATTAAAATCTACGTCATCGGTTGTTACAAAAATTAATTCATTACGCAAGTTAGATTTAATTTGCATACCTTGCCTAATCTTTAATGCATATGCGTAATCCGGTCTGTTATTTGTACCCGTTCCAATATTTGGTACTGTTTGATAAACAGTTATAGTAGTTGTAGCGGGTCTAGATAATTTTGGTTTGTATCCTAAATTTTGAGCCTGTGTAAGTACATTTGTATAATTACCAGCTAAATTTATAAATGATTCTTTTAATTGAGAATCCGTGTAATATGAAAGAATATCTCCCACATACGCAGCTTGCTCAATAAACATCATACCAGGTGATGATTCATTAAAATCGCTAAAGGTATCGGAGTAGTATGTTTTGGTAAACTCAATAAGAGCTTGACGTAGTGATGTAAAATCTCTGTTTAGATATTTTATATCTTTACTATTTTTACCCCAATTTTTTTCCGTAGGTAGAAGTGCCATATTAAACCGTTAAATTTATTGAGTCTCTTGAATTATTTCCAGCAAATGCTAATCTATAATTTAATTGAACCTGTATTGAATTATTATCTTTTGAATTATTATCGGAAAATACAGATACGTTTTCAACAGTAATAAATGGAAGCCATCTTGCGATAGCAGTTTCTATTTCTGTTTCAATGTATGTATATACCCCACCACCTTCATCTATTTGTTCAAAAAGTGCCTGTCTTAAATTACAACCAAATTCAGGCTGCATTAATCTTTCTCCCCTATTAGTTAATATCAAATTTCTCAAATCCGATTTTATTTGTTCCTTTGTTGTATAGTTTACGGCAAAATATCCATTGTTGCCTTTTGTAAAGCAATCGGATACACCAACACTTTTGTCTTCGGTATCTACAATGAATTTTGTTTGTATTCTATATGCCATTATTTCTTAAACTTCTTAACTAACTGTGAGTAATCTCTTGTCATTGCTTTCATTAACACATCTACTCCCTCTGGGTTTTTATGTGCCATCATTCTTGCCTGCTCTAATACAGATGGTCCACCTGCCGAAGCACCAAATTGGTCTGCCATATTTGATTCCTCACCAAATGAGTTATCACCATATCCTAACATATCAGGTGTAATTCTTGGAGTATGTGGATTTGCACTTCTTTTATCAAATCTCATTTCTCCCCAGCTTCCATCTGTTTTAGATACTGATTGGTAATTTTCTTTTATTTGTGGTTTAGATGGTGTTTCTAATTCTTCGTTTAACACCTCACGTACCGCTTTGCGGATTTCTTCTTTAAGAGTTTTCTTCATATCTTCTCTTAAAACTTTTACTAAACCTTTGATTAGTTCCGTTTGATTCATAATAAATTGTAGTTTATCTTATATAAATATATGTTATTTAAAATGTGGATATTTTACTTTGGTACTGGAATTACATAACCCAATATCCTATTACTATTTGCTAATACTTTTTTTCTATAAACACCACCACCTTCTCTACTAAATCCGGATGGTATGGTGTTTCCTTCAATTGTAGTTATTACTCCCGTTTTTTCATCATAACTTTCTACTATACCAATGTGATTTGCATCATTACCTTTACCATATAAAATAGCTCCACCAATTATTGGTTTTTGGCTATATGTTCTATTTGATTTAGCCCATTGTAGCCAAACATCGCACGATGCACTATTTGGAGATTTTATACCCGCGGCTCTAAACCAAGATGAAACAGCTGCCGCGCACCATGCAGCCGGTATATTACGGAAACCAACGGCTGATAGCATTTCATTTATACGCTTACCTTTATTATTTCCACCAATTTCTCTTACATTTAAATCCATTTTTGCACTTTCTATAATTTTTGCTATATAATCAAGTAGTGATTGATTTTTATTTACATCGCTTTCATCTGAATCAATTGATACGTTTTCTTTGGTTTGTATTCGTAATGCTGTATGCGATAAATATTCATTTAATGTATTGATAGCCCCATCTACCTCTTGTGGCGAGGCTTTTGGTACTAGTGGTCCAGGAAAACGTAATGAATCTATTTCATTTTGCGTATTTACATACTCTTGTTGTGCTAATTCAATTTCTTCAGGAGACATTATAAAATCCTTCGGAGATAATTCAGGTTTTGGCTGAAGAATTTCTCCAGAATTTGTAGTAGATGGTTTAGATACGGTAGCTGCA